GTTATTATGAAAAAAATAAGATTATGTTGTATAATTTAATTGGAATAAGCAAGACCACCCATACCAGATAAAATACGAAGAACGTTATAATTAACAGCATATACGTGTATAGTTCCGGAAACAATAGATCCCATTGAAAGAACAGCTGTGTCAATACGAGACATATTTAGGGTTCCACTTGGTTGATGCTCTTCAGGTTTGAGAGCAAATGAATATACATTAATTCCTTGATGATATTTATCAGGTGTGTTTTCGTGATGTTGATATGGTTGTACAAGAGAGAAATAATCCCCATTTCGTGTAGCAAAACGATCATTTCCGTTAAGCATAATCTTTGCTTGTGTTATAGGATTTTTTGATGAAACATAGTTATTTAATGTATCGTGTGTATCTGCATCGATATTAGCAGTAGAGAAGTTATTCCAAAACACTTTTTTAACTCCGGCACTATCAGCGGATGATTTAACCGCCCAAACCAATTCTTTGCAAGGATGGTTGAAATTCATACGGATACTTTTCATAGATTCGGCACTTGCGGTTACTGTATCAGTTCCTGTGAATTGAAGTTGTTCAATTAAATACTCGTGAGATAATTGTGCAAAACGACGGCGTTCATCAGTGTCAAGGAAAATATAATCCACCCATAAAACGGCTTCTGTTAATTCTATTTTTTGATTTGTTGCAAAAAGTGAGGCAATATTGCCTTCCGCTGTAGTTACTTTAACTACATCAGCACTACCAACACGTTTATTACCATTTGTACATCCGTTTAATATATCTTGTCCAAAACATAAATTGGTATCTGTATCATCAACTAAATTTACCATAGATTCATATTCAATATTAATTTTTACTTCGTGGTATTGAAGGGCGATAAGAGGAAGAGCTAAACCAACATTTCTACAAAACCAAAATTCTAAAGGAACATATACTTCATACGAAGAATCATAACCAAGTTGTGTACAAGAGTTTGTGCTATTAGCACCAACCATAACATTATATCCATCACGCTTTCCAACGGGAAGGGAAAGTTCATTCCAAATGTAAAGCCATTCAGAATAATGTTTATCTATACGTTGTCCGCCAATTTCTAATTCTACGGTTTTAAGGAGTTTTTGACCAAAATTAGGAACAAGCGCGACAGCAAGGGCAGAACTTGTATTTTTGATTTTACCATTAAAGTAAATACGATGAATTAAATCGCCATTGCGGGTAATTTGAATACTTGCACGCGAACCTAATGAATTACTTCCAGTAGGGGTTTGTTGAATAGCTTCAATCGCAAAATTAGTATGACGGCGATATACAACTTTGAAAAAGGTAATTTGAGGATTACCTGTTAAATAAACATCCTGAGCACCATAAGCTACTAGTTGAAGAAGACCACCACCCATTTACGCTATATACTTTATACTATTAGAGGAGAAAAAAAAAAGGGCTATTTATATTACACAATAACATAATATATATATTATAATAAATATTTTTAATTGGAATAAGCAAGACCACCCATACCAGACAAAATACGAAGGACATTATAATTCACAGCATAAACATATAAACTGGTTGTTTTACTATCAGTTATAGCATTAAAGTCTAAATTAAGAACTGCTGTATCAATTCGCGACATATTAAGTGTTCCACTTGGTTGATGCTCTTCCGGTTTAAGAGCAAAAGAATATACATTGATACCTGGATTTGAAGGAACGTTTTCGTGATGTTGGAATGGTTGAATTAAATTGAAGTATGACCCAGGACGTTCAGAAAATCTATCATTCCCATTGAGAACTAACTTACCTTTGGCGATGGGATTAACCGATGTTATTGATGATGTTGGGGTATATTCCATACTACCGCTCAAGATTTTTGTTGAATAATTAGCCCAGTTATTATTGTTTTCAAATTGATCAGAATCATGGAACTTGGTTCCGCAAAACCATACTAATTCTTTACAAGGATGATTGAACGATAATTTGGGTTTCATTTGTGTTCCTCCAGCGTTTGTTATACCAATAACATTATCCGCACCCGTAAATTGAAGTTGTTCAATTAAATACTCGTGGGATAATTGTGCAAAACGCCGGCGTTCATCAGTGTCGAGGAAAATGTAATCAACCCACAGAGACGCTGGTCCAAGGGCTCCTACCACAGCAGCAGTTCCACGACAGTTTTCGTTAGTTTCGAAATTAATATTTACTTTAACTTCGTGGTATTGAAGGGCGATTAAGGGAAGAGCAAGACCAACATTACGACAAAACCAAAATTCAAGAGGAACATGTAGAATATCTTTTAATACACCTCCAGAAGCACCAACCATTTTTTTATAACCATCTTTTTTAGATTTAGGAAGAGATAATTCATTCCATATATACATCCAGTGAGAATAATGTTTATCTACTTTTTGACCACCAATCTCAATCTCTACAAAATTGACAAGACGGAGACCAAAATACTTACAATAATTAGAAGTAGTATTTGCAGACATATCAACGGATAAATACATGCGATGAATTAAATCTCCATTTCGGGATATTTGACATGTTACACGGTTGCCATATCCAGGAGTACCATTAAAAGTTTGTTGAATAGCTTCAATCGCAAAATTAGTATGACGGCGATATACAACTTTGAAAAAGGTAATTTGAGGATTACCTGTTAAATAAACATCCTGAGCACCATAAGCTACTAGTTGAAGAAGACCACCACCCATTTACGCTATATACTTTATACTATTAGAGGAGAAAAAAAAAAGGACTATTATATTACACAATAACATAATATATATAATAATAAATATTCTTAATTGGAGTAAGCGAGACCACCCATACCAGATAAAATACGAAGGACGTTATAATTTACGGCATAAATATTAATGCCATCATATGTAGCAACACGACTTCCTGTACCCGCGGTAAAATTAATGGCTGATGTTACATTAACCATAAGTGTCGCAGTGTCGATACGAGACATATTAAGTGTTCCGCTTGGTTGATGATCTTCGGGTTTAAGAGCAAATGAATATACGTTAATACCTGGATTAGCAGGGATATTTGTATGATGTTGATACGGTTGGACATAATTGAAATAAGCGCCTTTACGTATAGCAAAACGATCATTTCCATTTAATTGAAGAATAGCGTCTTTGAATGGATTTTTACCTTCAATATTAGGGGATGTTCCAGATTGGAAAGTATCTTCGGATTTCAATTGACCACCCAATATACCTTGAACGCCAGATGACACCGTATCAATATAATCACCATCGGTATAATCATACCACCGAGATACAGATGTAGTATTGCCGGCTACTTTAGCGACCCATACTAATTCTTTGCAAGGATGATTGAAATTTAATTTAATGCGATTATTTCCAGAAGAAAGAGATTCTGTTCCGGTGAATTGAAGTTGTTCAATTAAATATTCGTGAGATAATTGAGCAAAACGACGGCGTTCATCAGTGTCAAGGAAAATATAATCCACCCATAATGATACATTTTTAAGATCTGTTGGAAATTCGGTTTCTATATTTGCAACAATTGGAGCACCGCCTGCCGCTGAACAAAAACATTTATCTTTAGATTCAAAATCAATTTTAACTTTTACTTCGTGATATTGTAGTGCGATTAAAGGTAATGCTAATCCAACATTGCGACAAAACCAGAACTCGAGTGGGATATATAAAGTAGTGTCAGTATTTGAAACTATATCTTTATCGGCTCCAACCATAGTATCGTAAGCATATCTTTTACCGAGAGGTAAAGATAATTCATTCCAGATATATAGCCAATCAGAATAATGTTTGTCAATTTGTTGTCCGCCAATCTCTATAACAACGGATTTAATTAAGCGAAGTCCAAGATAATTAACATATGTTGTGTCTGAACCAGAAACGCGTTTATCTACATCTACTTGTAAATACATACGATTGATTAAATCGCCGTTGCGCGATATTTGACAATTTACGGTACTACCATAAATAGGATTACCGTTAAAAGTTTGTTGAATAGCTTCAATCGCAAAATTGGTATGACGGCGATATACGACCTTGAAAAAGGTAATCTGGGGATTACCTGTTAAATAAACATCCTGAGCACCATAAGCTACTAGTTGAAGAAGACCACCACCCATTTACGCTATATACTTTATACTATTAGAGGAGAAAAAAATATGAATGATAGAACG